CTTAATTCCAGGCCAAATCTTAGGGTACATCTCTTGAGACTTAAAGATAAGTTCCCTTAGTTCTTCTGTTGTATGACGGAGAAGCAAGCCCGAAAAAGAAGGATGACCCATAAAACGTAAAGGATCAGCCAACATAGCATAAGACTTACCGCCACCAGCAGAACCACCATAAAGTACCTCACGTTCACCTGCAGCTAGGAAATCAGTCTGAGGGCCAGCATTAGGTTTAAAGATTACGTTATGCTGTTCTTCAACAGGAATCTCTTCAACTATTGGCTGAGGTTTAGGCTGTGCTGGTGCTTTCTTCGTCTGCGTCTTGGACTTTGGCACCGAGGCGTTTGGCTTCGAGTTCCTCCGCTTTGGCGATTGCCTTTTTCGCATAGTCTGCCCATCTGCGTAGGCTTCCAGCTTTGTTTTTTCTTCTTCGCTCATTGTCTAACCGCTTCTTCAAACCTACGTGAGATATTTCTCTACCTGTGTTTCGTGTAAGCCAATTGGCTACTTCACGATACGAATACTGTTTTAGATATGCATTAGCTTTTTCTAGCATATCTAGTTGATACTCGTTGGGCAACAGTACGTCTGGATCGTCGGGGTCTAAGTCATATCCAAAGGGTATGGTACGTGATATACGTGGGATTGGCACCCACTCATTATCTTCTTTAATGTCTGTTGGTTGGGGTAACTTCCATTGTTTTAATGGCTTAGTCATCATCATCCATTTGTTTAGGGGGCATAAGCATAACGCCACCCTTAGCTTCTACCTGCATCTTTTCAGTCTTAACTAGACCTGTACGATCAAGTAGTTCTTTGGCAGCTTGCATCTTATCACGAATGCCTAACTCAGTTGGGTCATACAAAGCACCAACCATAGACATGGCTGCTTTAGGCGCATTGCGTGACATAAACAACTGAGTGGCATCAATGATTTCTTCCTTGAGGCTTTTTACAACTTGTGTAGTTGTTGTGGTATTTGAATAGCCAGCAAGTTTCTTCGCTGTAAGTATATCACCATTTGCCTCGTCAAACAAGACATCTAAGAATTTTTGTTGTTGTTCTGTTAGTTGACGAGCCATATTAGTACCTATACAATCAATTCAAAATGTGGGCCATCAATAAATGGTCTACGTCCTTGTGATCGACGTAGGTCGATGTACTCATTCATAGCATCTTCCATTGTGCCTACATACTCAGCAATGTTTCCTACTGACCATGCTGCACCCCATTTAATTTTACAGCCTACCTCATTTGCAGCTTCAGCCATAGCATCTGCAATATCATCATAAACGTTAAGTTCCCACACCACATTCGGTCCATCGTAAGCTACAAGGTCTACAGCGTGGCTATAGCCTGAATCTTGAATTAGGTGCTTAGACTTCATTGTTTGTGAACGTCCAGCTGCATAGAGCTTTTCTTGCTCTTCCATTGTACGCACACCATACGTAACACCGAAGTCTACTTTTGTTAGTTCGATAGCACGTTTAACTGTTGCTACCATGTCAGGGTGAACACCCTCAAGTTTACCTAGTGATCTGTTTGATAATTTAAAAGCCATGTTACTTTTTCCCGCCAAAGAATTTAGTTGCTGAACGAATACCGAAGCTGGCAGCTACGATAGTACCTAATGTATACTGATACCACAGAGGCATAGTTTCTAGTGCTGCAAAGCCTTGTGAAGTAATAACTCTACCCCACTCCCCACAGAATGAAAGTATTAACGGGATTGAGAAGAGAATAGTTAGCCACTCGTCTTTCCATGAGTTAGCTGACGCATTCGCCATGATGCGATCCCACTCAGCTTCACTCGTGGCTGCTGATAACATAATCTGTGCTTCAGCTTCAGCCTTAGCTAGTTTAACTTTATTCTCTGCAGCTTTAGCTTCTACTTTACCTTGAAGCCAAGTACCTGCTAGCTGAGAGACTGGTCCTAGTAATGCCTGTATCATTTCTTACCCATAGCATTGAAACCGAAATAGGCACCTACAAGTGCAGATACAGATACTACATAAATATTAGCAATGTCAGCGATAAGCCCCGCTGCTATTTCTAAGCCAGTTACAGATGCTGCTAGGATAGCTGCTGGGTAAAGTACCATACCAGATAGAGCAAACCAAGTCATGTTACGTTGTGCATCACGTTTAGCATCTTCGTCTTCCATACGACGACGACGATATTCTAACGTGATCTCACGTTCTTCTGGGTCAATTACACCATTACCATTTAAGTCATATTCAGTCATTACGTTCTCCGAAATCTTTTTGATGTCTTAGCAGCAGCTTTAGGCTGTTTAGAAAACTGTTTACCTGCCTTAGTATCTTTACGCTTCTTCGCAGTACTAGCTGCGTATTCCGAATCAGACATAGCCTTAATAGCCTTTTCAGGTAGATAACGTTCTCCTGTAGCTTTTGAACCTTGTGTCGAAGGTTTACCACTTTTGGTTCTCCACTTCTGCTTAGTCCACTTTTTAAGGCTTTGTTGTGATTTGGCGAGAGGCACTATTTATACCCCCCGCCTTTAGCTTTATATTGTTTTGCAAGCATCTGAGCCTTACGTGCTGACCACTGACCTGCCTTACCACCTTTAGTACCCGCTTTAATCTTGTTAAAGAGGTTCTTACGCATGGTTGGCTTTGTGTAGTTCCCAGCCGAATTTACGGTACTCTTTTTCTTTGGCTTCTTCATTGATGTATTCTTTCTCGTCATATACAACACGACGAATGTCGCCACGTCCAATACCAATATCATTTAGTTCACGATCTGACATTCGACTTAGTTGCATCATAGCAATTTGACGATCAGCTTCAGCTTGACGTGCTTCGATAAGTGCAATAAATAATTTCTTTAACCACTGTTTCATTTTAACTATCTCCATGTGTAGGTTAACGGTAACTGTTGCTACCAAAGATAGTTATATCATATCTGTGTAATAATTATAATACACAATATTGCAATGCCGTTATGATGGTCTTGCAGGGTTATAGTATTCTCTGCCTGACATGGTTACGTCAAAAGTAGTACCTGACTCTTTGTGTACTACAATCTTATCACCTGCGTGTAGATGAAACTGCGCTGAGGAAAATACATTATATGTATCATGTCCTGATACTTGATGTTCATTGGCTATGTGATGGTATTCATCATCATCCTTATGATAAAACTCAATTGTAATTTTACCATTAGAGTTAGCACCGTTACTTGCTAGTAACACATCAATTGTACAGTCATGGTTAGTAGGACACGTATACAGCACATCACCACTTGCACCACCTGATGTTGCAGATACAGTAATGCTTTCAGACTTAGTGTTATAAAGTAACGCTACCATGTATGTTACTTAGCTCCAGCTTTACCTAGACACTTTCCTGACGCACTACAATTAGCTGGTGTAGGACAGCCTTTACACGCCTTAAACTTAGCTTTAGCCATACCACCCTTAGCCATGTAACCCATCTTGTTACGGACTTTTTTAGGCAGTTTAGCTAGACCTTTATTACCAGTTGGAATCTGCTTCATGCTGAACTTCCTTTTATTTTATGACAATGCGGAGTGGCATATGCACCACTTTGTCTAATATTAAGTGCTATTTGTTCTGATTCTTTTAAACAGGCTTCTTCACTATAAAAAGGTTCTGCCTTAGCTATGACATTACAAGACAATGCCATAGGATCAAAACAAACTAACATAATACCAATCCACATACTATTTCTTTTTCTTACTAGCCATGCCGCCATACATCATGTTAGTGGATTTCTGTGTAGCTTTCATAGATGCACCACAGTTAGCCATGCCACCTTTAGCAAACCCAGGTTTACGTGATTGTTTCTTTTCGTAGTCACCGCCTTTACGTCTTAATTCTTCATTAATTCTTTGACGACTTTTTGTTACATATGCTTCTGAATTCTGACTGCCAATAGCTTGAGCAAGTTTCTTTCGTGCCTTTTTACGTTCTTCACCTTTTAGGTTTTCAGGAATTAACATATCTAATGCTTCTGCAGTAGTAAGCTCTCCCTTTTCTACTTTAGCAGCAATTGTTTTAAATCGTGGAGAGGAAGCAAGTGAAAATCCTGCTTTTTGCTTTGTCTGCATCTTTTGTGTTACTGCAGGTTTGTTTTTCTTTTTCTCAGCCATTATTTCTTACCTCGTGTGTATCCACCCTTTTTCATATTAAGACCCTTAGTACCTTTTGCTGTAGCTGGAATTGGGAAAGGTGCCTTACGAGTAGTAGGTGTTTTAGCTTTCATATCGGCTGCACTCTGAGAAGCACGACGACTTCCTTTACTTACTTCACGAGCATTCTTAGCATCAATAGCTTTAATGATACGATCATACTCAGCTTTAGTAATACGACCTGCATCGTAGTCAGCTTTAGCTTTACGCTTGGCTGCTGCACGTTCCATGCTTGTGTAGGATACCATTGAGCCTACACCCTCTTTCTTATTACGTTGAGTGGTAGTTTTTGCGCTTACACGGCCTGTTGCCGCACGTGCTCGTTCTTCACCTGACTGTTTACGTTTAGCTGCAGGAATAGCTGCTTTACTACGCTTAGGCTTAGGCTTTGCATCTTCACCACGCTTTACAATAGCATCAATATTCTTTTTTTCTGCCTGATTAATCTTGGAAATAGCTGCCTGTTCTTTTTCACCTTTTATCTTAGGATTTTTACGAATGGCATTACGGGCCGCACTAGCCTCTGATTTTGTGGCAGCTTTACTTGCTGCTTTACCAACTTTTCTCAACAGTCCTGATAGCATTTTAAATTACGTCCTTTTACCATTTAACTTTATGCGACCAGTACTTTGCACTTAACTTACTAGTCGGCTTACCTTGAGCATTATGCCTTGCATAGTAGCTCTTCTTACGTGCTTTGTCCTTAGCTGTTGTAGGACTCTTACCTGCACCCTTAACGCCTTGCTGCCCAGAGCGTACTACTTTATACGTGTCACCTTCTTTAGCCATAACTACGTGTGACTTAGTTTTATGATTAGGTGTCTTCTTAGGCTTGTTAACACCGGAGAGTCGTGGCTCTTTCATTTTATTTTTACTACGATCAGGAGTCGCTGCCATCAGTCCAACCTTCCATACGCATAGCCCACTCTACGTGCTCTAACGTAAACTTCCTCCCATAATGGTTCTGCACTGCTTCTCGCACGTAGAATACATCACTATGAGGGATATG